CTTCATGTTAGGAGATTACCATGGCTACCACAGCGTCTAGGCAAGAAATTCCTGTTGGTGAGACTCGCCTCATAAGCGATACTCGTCTTTGGAACCTTTTTGCATATTCGGGTTACGCTAGGATTGTTGCTGCAAAGCATAATCTTGTCGTACCCGAGTTCGACCTCGATGCCCTCAGTGATGAAGAGCTCGAACGTCGTACTCGTCTGATGTTAGACTTGGCTCATCTCCCTCCACGTTGAACAGAAGGGATTCTTTTATTAGGGGCACTGATTATGGCTAGAGCGAACGTAGAATCACAAGTTTATTTCGTACCTTGGAATCGAAAGACGACCAGTGGTGTTGAGACGAATGGGACTTTTAACTCTGGTGACTTCGGTCACTATGCGAGTTATAGGTCTTATACCGGCTCGACCACTCCTGGTTATATGTCGATGTCCAGACGTACAAAGAAAAAGCTTGAGTTTCTTGATCACTCTGTCTATACTCAGCGCGACTACAGCATTATGCCATATAAAGAGCGGCAGGATTCTGGTACTGGTTTAAATAACACCATCCAGCTGACTGCTACCTATAATATAGCGAATTCTGTGATCGTTGCCTCTAACCCTTCACCCAGCCATCTTGCTGAGGCTTACGTGAAGGCCCGCGCTCGGTTAGCTGAGAAGGTCAATGCCATGTCTGTGAACCTCGCCCAAGCGGGTGGTGAACGCAGACAGACAGCTGATCTTCTCGTATCTACTGCTAATCGAATCGTCGGGGCAGCCAGGGCTCTACGCCACGGCCGACTTAGGGAATTCGTCACCGCTCTCGAGCTACCGGCCGGTAAACGGCCGTCAGCGAGGGAGTGGGAGCGAGTCACTAGGACGCCAGTACATAAACGACTAGCCAATCATTGGCTTGAGTATCAGTACGGCTGGAAGCCTTTACTACAGGACGCATTCGGTGTTGCCGAACTGTTGTCGAGTCATCTCGCAACAGATCGATACAACATCGGAAGTCGTTCTTCTGGTTCTGCTGAATTAGTAGCCACTTCCGGTGATCTCACGACCACTCAGACTTGGCTTAAGAAACAGACTAGGACCAGAATGTCCCTGACCTACCGTCTTGAAGACGCAGGTCGGGCCGTCTTGGCTCAGACGGGTATCAGCAATCCCGCGTTACTTGCGTGGGAATTACTTCCTTATTCTTTTGTCGTTGATTGGTTTGTACCTGTCGGAAATTATCTGCAAGCCCTTGATGCTTTCAACGGGTTTACATTTGTTTCCGGATGGGTCGTCAATTCAACTAAACAAGAGTATTCGGAATACCGCAACAGTGCAGTAAAGTCGTGGAGTGGCAACATCTGGACAATAACGACGATTCTACATGCTTCATCATCCTCACGGTCTCAGTATAATCGGACTCGCCTTTCAGGTTTTCCACCTGTAGGCAAGCTGACTATTCATAGTCCGGTAGGAGGTGATCCTGTGAATCGTTTTTATACAGCTGCTGCCCTTTTAACTCAACTGTTCAAGTAACTGTTAACTCAACCAACGGTCTTTCAGAAGATCAAACCTCGGAGAAATCCAAATAATGGCTGCTCAAGGCAACCTGGTGCTCGCCAACGGCGAAGCTACCCCCGTGAACAAGACGTTCAGCCCTCGCGGTGTCCGCCAAGACGCTGCTGTCGGTATGCTTGCATCTTATGCAGACATCACCGGCGGCATCGCCATTGGGTTCCCGACGGTCACACTCAGTGTGCGATCGTCGGCATCCAAAACAGACGTCGAC